AAGCAGGTTATTAAGAAATACATTCCTGTATTCAATAACCTTATCAACAAGTATCTTCACACAATGGATTTCTTTGTTAACTTCACATTGGATGAGGAGTTTAATGAAGTAATCAAGTCACGTTTTCGTGATGAGTTCTCTTATGCGTCATTCTCTGAGGGTGAGAAGCAGAAGATAGATCTGGCACTTCTCTTTACATGGAGGGAGGTTGCACGTATGAAGAACTCTGCTGCTACTAATCTCCTTATACTTGATGAGGTATTTGATAGTTCTTTGGATGCATCTGCTACTAATGAATTACTTACAATACTTTTGAAGTTAGGAGGTGACACTAACCTATTTGTCATTTCACATAAAGGAGATTTGCTTATTGATAAGTTTAAGCGGTGTCTTAGATTTGAAAAGATTAATGATTTTTCTAAACTAATTGAAGAGGAATAACTATGAAATTTAAAGCAACAGTTCTTGTAAAGTTAAGAGGGTCTGTATCAGATGCTGCTGGTAATGCTGTTATGAATAATACTCAAAGGGTTGCTCCTAGTCTTAAATCAAACTTGTTACGGATTGGTAAGGTTATTGATTATTGGTTTGAAGCACCTGATCATGAAACAGCAGAGAAAGAATTACATACTCTTAGTGATTTGTTTTTGGCTAACACTGTGGTAGAAGATTGGGAATATGAATTCCATGAGACGGAAGAAACAGGAATAGGAAGTATATCAAATGATAATGCTGGCACATCTAAGCACAGCTTATTTGGATGATTAAAATATGGAGGATTTGGAAGTATGCATTGGGTAGCTTTTCTGACGAAAAAACTGAACCCTACGACAACTACGTTGTTTTGGTACGTTCTATTATTTTCGTTTCTTATCTCGTTACTAATTGTTTTATTACTGCAGGGGTCATAAGACACTGGGGTGACAGTCAAGAAACTGTCACCTTGTCACCTCACACTATTGATGTGGGTGCTATGATAGGTTCATCTGAGGAAAACAATGACAGTTAACACAGAAGTAAAAGGAACCCTTGCTAAACTACTAGCAACAGAAGATTTGACAGTTGAGCATCGTCAGGTATCGACAGCTTCGTTTGATGTTAATAACCGTGTGTTGACCCTACCTATATGGACTGATGCTTCTAACACTGTTTATGACCTTCTAGTTGGACATGAAGTTGGACATGCTCTATATACCCCTAACATTCCTATAGACGCTCCTAAAGGGTTTGTGAACGTCATAGAGGATGCACGTATAGAACGTATGATGAAGCATACTTATCCAGGTCTTAGGAAGTCATTCTTTGACGGGTATAGAGAACTATGGCATAAAGATTTCTTTGGTGTTGCTGATGAGGAAATATCTAACCTTTCTTTTATTGACCGTATCAATCTATTCTTTAAAGGTAACAGTTCAATAGAGTTCAATCCAGATGAGCAAGTATGGGTAGACCGTGTAGCATCTACAAAAACATTTGATGATGTTCTGCAACTCTCTAAAGAATTATATGAGTGGGCAGAGAGTCAGGAAGAAAAGAAAGAAGCAGAGCAACCTCAACAGTTAGATATTGATTGGAATAATCCTTCTGCTGGTAATGAGATAGAAGAAGAGTATCAACCAGAAGAAGGGCAGGGTGAAGGAGAGTCCGATAGATCTACAGAGCAGAAAACGAAGACACAAGAAGAGATAATGGATGACTTGGAAGATGCTATGTATGATGATACTATAGGTGGAGAGTCGGGATGTGATGAGACTGAGAGTGTTACAGATAAAGCACTTCAACAATCATTAGAAACTTTAATTAGTGATGATACTAGAGAGTATGTTTATCTTAATTTACCTAAGATTGATATTGATAAAGTGATTATTGATTGTAATACAATTCAAAATGAATTGAACTTGGGATTCTATGGAAGAGCATGTCGTGATAAAGATGACCATGATTATTACTTTGAGAATATTGAATATGCTGAGAGTCATTTCAAGGCATATAAAAAAGAAGCACAGAAGTCAGTTAACTATCTTGTAAAACAATTTGAGATGAAGAAGTCTGCTGATGAGTATAAGAGGTCAGCAACATCTAAGACTGGTGTTATTGATACACAGTCTCTATACAAGTACAGATTGAGTGATGATATCTTTAGAAGGGTTACGGTAATTCCAGAAGGTAAGAATCATGGATTGGTATTCTATCTTGATTGGTCTGGGTCTATGAATCATATATTATTGGATACTCTTAAGCAGACTTTCAATCTAGTATGGTTCTGTAGGAAAGCAGGTATTCCATTCAGAGTATATGGATTCCAAAATGGATGGGAGAGTGGACATATACATCCAGCATTAAAAGCAGAAACGAATGTGTTGGGATTCTGTAGTGGATTCAAACTTCTGGAGTTCTTTTCATCTCGTCAGAATAAGCAGTCTCTAGAGAAATCTATGAAGTTGGTTTATATGCAAGCGTTTGCTATGGCAGGTCATAGGTTACCTTATGTTGAGAAGTATACTCTTGGTGGTACTCCTCTTGGTGAAGCTGTATTATGTTCACAGTTAATTGTTGATAGAATGAGAAGTATTGAAAAGGTACAGAAAATAAATGTAGTTTGTCTGACTGATGGTGAATCAAATCCAATGCATTTCCATTCTGATGCTGAGATGTATGGTGAGAATGGTGTGTATTCCAGACAGTTGCGTATGGGTACAAAGTATGTCTTAAGAGATAGTGTAACTGGTTATACTCGTGAGTTTAAACCAAGTCCATACTTAACAACAAAAGAGATTGTCAGTTTCTTTAAAGAGATTACTAATTTCAATTGGGTGGGTATTCGTATCTGTACTAAGAAAGAGATGCAGAGATCTACTCGTATACTTTCTTATGATGATGCAGCATCAATGGATACTCAATGGTCAAAAGAAAAGTTTGCATCTTCTACACTTTTAGGTTATACTGAAGCATTCTTCATACCTTATCAAGGCATGGGTGAAGGCACTCAAGATCTTGAAGTTAAACAGAAGGGTGTTGAAGCAACTAGGGCAGAACTAACACGTGCATTCAAAAAACATATGGGTTCAAAAATGACTAACAAAACTATCTTGAACAAATTCGTGGAGCAAATAGCATGAGTTTATGGGATGGATATAAGGGAGCTGTATTAGATACGTTCCCTGATATGGTTTTTGAAAGTAACCATACAACATGGAAAAACAAAAGAGATGTTAACTTAACTGCTGACCTATACTCTGGTAAGCATTTTATTAAGTCTAGGCATGTTGATATATGGGATGGAAAGAATCTTAACATTCATAACAATATAATATACCCTAAGACTGGACATAACCTTCCTTGCTTTGGTATGGACTTGATGGGATTCTCTGAGAAGAAAGTTATAATAGTATTTGACTTTCAACATCCTGTAGAGAAGTTTCTATTGAAAGTACCACCATTACCCCAGACAACAGAGACCTATCGTTTCTTTGAGAAGGGTAATCATTTCTCTGATAATATATTTGTAAGGTATTGTGAGATGGATGGAGTTGATACATTCTTACCAACGTTTAAATATTACCTATCTCTATATAAGGAGATGATAGATAAAGCACAACCTACTGGTACTGATACTAGTGCGTATAAAGATTTTGATAGTTATATGATAAAGTTAGACCCTATCTCAGGATACTTATCCAGTGCATTTGGCAAGGAAGAGTCTGAGCAATTAATCAAAGAGTTCTTTTTTAGTTATGCCTGATTTAGTAAAAGACATAGCACTAATGCTATCATATGCTATGCAGGATATGCCTGATGTAGAACCATTGGAAAGTTCATTACCAGAAGTAGAGAAGGATGGATTGGTAATTAAGAACACAATGTATAAAGCACCTGGTCTCAGGAAGATGCATTTGGAGTTGGCAGAGATTAAAGAAATGCAGATATTGCATTGTGTATTCTTCCCAGATCCCAATTACAATATACCCATCTTTGGATGTGATATTGTATCCAATGGTAAGACAGTGACTGCTGCTATTGTGGATGTATCTCCTGTATATGGTTTTGATAGTTGGAATGAGATACGAGAGATTAGTAATAACTTTAACTTCAGTGGTAAGAGACCACTTCCATTGTGGGGTGATGATATCTTCTCACCATACTGTAAGTTTACACGTCTGACTGAAGAGATTGATATGGCAAATTTCTTTTGTTTGGTACAAAATTATCTTGTTGTATATCTCAAGTTAATTAAGGGTGCTAAGAAAGATACTTTCTGGGTTAATACTATGAAGAGATTAGATGACCAGATCTGGTATTGTGATAGTCAGAAAAAGAATGATAAGACTCGTAACATTTTACTTAAGTATTTCGATGAAGAGTGGGTAAATAATTACATGGATAATATATTGTTTGATGAACCAGCAAGCGGATTATGAAACCGATTAAGTGGGAAGCTTATATTCTATTAGAATCTAATAGGTTACAGAAGGTAGAATTTTTATGTGTGTCTAATCTTAGAGGAGATGCAGAGAATGTATGTAAATCTATGTTTGGTGTGGATGATGTGAGGCAGTTGAAACGCATATGGACAGATGGGTAACTGTCCACACTCTGTTGAAATCAAGTTTAGTTCTGCTATAATAAGCATATAAAACAAAGGGTCGTTATGCCAATCAAATCTGAAGTCACTACAGGACAAATCATTTCTTTTCTCAAAGATAAGCATGGTCCTAAAGCAAAGGTTGATACAATTGATTTAAGGGCAGCTGCCAAAAAGTTTAGTTTGTCTTATCCCACTGTTAACAAACGCCTTAAGTCCTATAAGAAGGGTAGAGGTACTTGGGATTTGACTGCTCTTGATATAGAGAAAGCATACAAAGCACCTTCTGCTCAACCTGTTGCACAAAAAGTTTCCTATGTTCCAGAAAAAGATTCGAGCTATGTACCCTTCGGGAATGCGAATTCTCTTAAGAAGGTTATTAATTCTAGACAGTTTTACCCTGTTTTTATTACTGGGCTTAGTGGCAACGGTAAAACATTAGGAGTAGAACAAGCATGTGCTAATCTAAATAGAGAATTAATACGTGTTAATATTACTATAGAGACAGATGAAGATGATCTCATTGGCGGCTTCAGGCTTGTTAATGGTGATACCGTTTGGCACAACGGACCAGTTATTGAAGCTCTCGATAGAGGGGCTGTCTTGCTCCTTGACGAAATCGACCTTGCTTCAAACAAAATCCTCTGCCTCCAGTCCGTCCTTGAAGGTAAAGGAATTTTCCTTAAGAAGACTGGAAGATACGTCAAACCAGCAGCAGGGTTTACAGTCATTGCCACGGCAAATACTAAAGGTAAAGGTTCAGACGATGGGAGATTTGTTGGAACTAACGTGCTCAACGAAGCCTTCCTTGAAAGATTCCCAGTAACCTTTGAACAAGATTATCCATCACCTGTTATTGAACAGAAGATTCTAAAGAATGTTGGATGTGAATTGACATTTGCTGAAAATCTGGTAAAATGGGCAGGAGTGATAAGGAAAACATTCTTCGATGGAGGAGTGGATGAGGTTATCACAACACGTCGTCTAGTACACATTGCACAAGCATACTCTATCTTTGGTGACCGCTTAGTCGCTATTACCAATTGTGTTAACAGATTCGATGATGATACTAAGCAATCATTCTTGGACTTGTACACTAAAGTTGATGCTGGTGAAGAAACAACCGAAGGAGAATTTTAATGCACGGAGATCTAGAACCCGAAGAACACCATTGGAATGAGGATCGTAATGATCCTCACTATGTCAATGACCTCTGGGAGGACATGGACAGACTCAACGCTTTATACGAAGAATTGATGTGGCCATGTGATGACGTGTTGGAGTTTATTCCCGACCATGAAAACGACCAAATCATTATTAGGAATCGATCCCGAAAAGGTTTATGAAGTACAATGAAAATGAGATTCTCAAAGAGGTCTCAGATTATATAAGTGGAACTTACAGGGGTCACTACTCTTCAAACAATGTTCAGACATTGGACTTGATTGATTCAGTAGGTGACGCAGAGGCATTCTGTAGGTCTAACATATTGAAATATGCCTCAAGGTATGATAGAAAGGGTACAGCACGTAAGGACATCATTAAGATTATCCACTATGCTGTACTCCTTCTACACTTTAACGATAAGACTGCTGCAGCAAATGCTCTCCAGTCTACATCCACACCTTTCTCCGTTGATTATGACAAGTAAATGACTGTATTATCCAAACCAACTCTTGAAATCTTAAAGAACTTTTGTTCTATTAACAAATCACTTGTTATCAATCCTGGTAATAAGTTAAGTACACTAAGCATCAACAAGAACATTCTTGTGTATGCTGATGTTGAAGAATCATTTGATTCACAACTATCAATCTATGACTTGGGTGTATTCCTCGGTGGTCTATCTCTATTTGAGCAACCATCTATCGATACATCAAAGAATAATTATGTTACTGTAAGTGACACTAAGGGTCGGTCTAAGACTAAGTTCTTTTATGCTGACCCTGATATCATTACACAACCACCTGAGAAAGAGATTAACCTTCCTTCTGAGGATGTTACATTCAGGTTAGAGGCAACTGCACTACAACAGTTACAACGTGCTGCTAGTGTATATCAGTTACCAGATCTATGTTTGTTTGGTGATGGTGAGAAGATGAATCTATGTCTTACCGATAAGAAGAACGATACTTCTAACACATACTCTATTGAAGTAGGTACTTCAGAAGATGAGTTCTGTTATTGTTTCAAGGTTGAGAACCTGAAGTTGCTTCTTGGTGATTACGTTGTAACATTGAGTAAGTCTAACGTTGCCCTATTCAAAGGAGAAGGAATCAAGTACTTCATTGCTTTGGAACCTAATACATGAAACGTTGGATTGATTTAAAACATCCTACTCCTTGGCATAAGAATCCAGAGGATGAGGATTATATCCCTTCTGGTCCTGAGTGGTACAAGAAGGGTTCATTCCACAATAAAGTTGGAATGTGGTTGATGTGGATTTTCTTCGGAATCGTTATTGTACAAGTGCTTCACGCATTTACAGTAGTACCATTCTTTCCAATTCCATTCACAATCCTATTAGGATTATCTTTTATTTGCTATGTCGCTTGGAGAGCATCATGACTACAATTTTACAAGGAAAAGTCAAGACGGTGTTCACTACAGATGAACCAGAAGTAGTTCTCATACAGTATGAGGATAAGGTTACTGCTGGTAATGGTAGGAAAGTTGATTTCCCTGAAGGTAAGGGGGAAGTCTGTTGTAAGATATCCCAATTGCTATTTGAGCATCTAGGGAAGTATGGTATAAGAACTCATTACATAAGTATGCCCACACAGCATTCTATGATATGTAATAAGGTTGATATCATACCTATAGAAGTTGTAGTGAGAAATATTGCTGCTGGATCTATAGTCAGACAGACAAACATTACAGAAGGTACTTCGTTTGATTGGCCATTGGTTGAGTGGTACTTGAAGGATGATGAGAAGGATGACCCTCTAC